ATGAGCAATGCTATACATACGCCTGTGCTTTCTAAAGAGGCTATCGACTCATTAGTTACTAAACCAGAAGGGTTCTACCTTGATGCTACGGCAGGATTTGGCGGTCATACTAAATTAATTCTAGAGCGATTGTCAAAAGAGGGAAGATTAATAGCTTCTGATAGAGATAAGGACTCTATCAACTATATTAATTCAAGAATTTCAGATCCGAAATTAACTGTTCTTAAATCTAGTTTTAAAGAATTGGATCAAAAAATAGGTGCGTTAGATATGACATCATCTTTTGATGGAATAATTGCAGATTTAGGAGTTTCTTCCTATCAGTTAGACACTAGTGAAAGAGGCTTTAGCTTTATGAAGGATGCCGACCTAGATATGAGAATGGATCAGGGCGAAAGTGTTTCAGCCAAAGACTGGATTAATTCAGCAAGCAAGGAGGAGATCACTAAGGTTATTTGGGAGCTAGGAGAAGAAACATATTCAAGGAAAATAGCTGAAAGTATTTTTGAACAGAGGAAGATAAAGCCAATTAATAGAACATCACAACTTGCCAAACTTATCCAGGATGTAAAAAGGAATAATAAAAAGGAAAAAAGACACCCGGCAACAAAAACATTTCAAGCAATTAGGATGCACATCAACCAAGAACTAGACCAATTAAGATCGCTTTTAGATTTTTGTTTAGAAAGGACTAAGAAGGGAGGAAGGATTTCAATTATAAGCTTTCATTCCCTTGAAGATCGAGTTGTGAAACGATTTTTTAGGGATAACTCAAGAATAGACCCAAGGCTCGCAAAGTTGCCAAATATTGATGCTGACTATAAGTTAAAAATAATCTTAAAAAAAATAAAAGCTTCAGATGAAGAAATTAAAAATAACCCTCGTTCCAGAAGCGCTATCTTAAGAACCGCTGAGAAAATAAAATGAACAATAACCTCAAATCTTATATATGGCCTTTATTATTATTTGTATTGGTATTAGTAGTTGTGGTAGTATTAGTTGTAGTTAAACTATTCTGTTCACAATGTTCCGTACCTGCAGTACAGTTACCTGTCTGTTCTGCGTAGCCTATGCCTGAAAATAAACCAAGGGTTAGTAGTAGTAATGCACTCTTTTTCATTACTTACCTCCCTTACTAAAGTCACTTTTAGACTTAGACGAATTTGTATAAAGACCAAACCATGCAGCTCCTGCACCAACAACAATAGATATTAAACCTGATTGTTCAAAAGAGGGTGATTCTAAAGCCATAAACCAAAAGGTTGTGTAGTATAACAAATATACATACACACCTAAAAATGCTCTTGGTATAATTCTCCAACTGTCAACAGCTTCTGCAACGAAAATTAATCTCTGATATGGATTATCATTTTTCTCGTCTTCGAGTTCTCTTATTCTATCTTTTAAAGCTGATTTTTCTTGTAAAAGCTCCATGAACTTATTAAGGTCAATCTCGACCTCATTTCTGTCCATGTCTCCACCAAATCTTCCAGGTGGGTAATTACTATCACTCATGTTTGTGCCTCTTATCTTCTTCTACATGTATCCAGCTTTTTAAATCCGCTAAATACTGTTTTAATATAAAATAACTTCTTGCATGGAAGTCGTCTTCTTTATGTTTTGCATGTCGGTCAATAGCTCTAAGAGTCTCTGCTACCATATCCTGCCAATCTTTACGAACTTCTGTCGTGAAAGTTCGTTTAGATTTAGCCATCGTCTTTCTTTATTAACTCACTCCAACTTACAAAATCTTTTTTAGTGTGATCCCAAAACTTACCCTGATAACAAGGCTCATCTTGGGATTTAGCACCTTTATTGTACCAGTTTCTTCGACTATTCTCGATTATATCTTTAATAGTTTTTTCTTTCACTAATTTTTAGGCGTAGTTATCCTACACTTCTCCATTATGATTTCACTAAATTAATACGCTATATGTACGATAGTGTCTATGATAAGGTAAATGACGAGAATACGCATAACAAGCCTACGCCTATCATTACGGCTAAGTCCGTATCTCTGCTTCTCCTTACCTTCCTCATTCTCCGTCTTCGTGTTGTATAATTGTCCTGCCATTCCGAAACTGATTTCATCTATGATTCAATCTTAATTGTTTTAGGTTTCTTTTCCTCTGGAATAAACCTAGTTAAGTTAATACATAGAAGACCATTCTTCAAACTTGCACCAACAACTTCTATGTCATCAGCCAACTTAAATTGTCGTCTGAAAGAGCGTTGGGCAATTCCTTTAAAGAGTTTGCCTTCCTCCTTTGTTTCAGACGATTCGTGCATTATTGTTAAAGTATTTTCCTGTACTTCAACGTCTATGTCGTTATCGTCTAGCCCTGCTAGAGCCATTTCGATAGTGTAGTTTTCTCCATCTCTACTTACATTGGTAGGTGGATAAGTAGGTACTGTTACTTCAGTAGCCCTTGATAAACTGTCAAACAATCTATCAAATCCAACAAACATAGATGCAAATGAGGGTGAATAAAAATCCACCAAGTTATTTTTAATAACCATAATTTTCTCCTTATTATTAAGCGAGTTATAAAAAACCTAGATACTTATAAAAGCTATCTAAGCACTAATTATTTAGACTTCTTAAAGAAACCTAAAATCTTGTCAAACCATTCAGGCTTTTTAGTGTAGATTATAAATCCTACAAAAGCCAGAACGATTAAAAATCCTATTAAATTTTCCATTATTTTTTAACTAAACTATCTATTTCAACAAGTTGATTAATCAAATCATCTAATTTGTTTAAAGGGACCATATTAGGGCCATCTGATGGTGCATTATCTGGATCTTGATGAGTTTCTAAAAAAATTGCTGCTATACCAACTGCAGTAGCAGCTCTTGATAAGTATTCAACAAATTCTCTTTGTCCTCCACTTTTTTCGCCAAGTCCGCCAGGTTGTTGGACGGAATGAGTTCCATCAAATACAATTGGATAACCGTTTTTTGCCATTATAGGTATGGATCTCATATCAGAAACGAGTGTATTGTAACCAAAGCTTGCACCTCTTTCTGTAACAAGAATATTATCATTACCTGATTCTGAAATTTTTTTTGTAACATTTGTCATATCCCATGGAGCTAAAAATTGGCCTTTTTTAACATTAATAACTTTATTAGTTTTGGCAGCAGCAACTAATAAATCTGTCTGGCGACATAAGAATGC